AAGAAGAAGAGGAATAAATATTAGTAGAATTTAATTTGCCGGCAATACCGACACCACCGGAGATGACTAATGCGCCGGTAGAAGAGGAGGAGCTAGAGGTAGTATTAGAAATAGTGATATCACCAGAGGGATTAATAAGTAAACGAGTATTAGAGCCGTTGTCATTTTCGATGCCAATAACAGAGGAGTTATTAAAGGTTTGTAATCTAATTTGTGGAGCGCGGAGAGTGATAGTATCAGGGCCAGCAGTAGTATTGCCTTCATTACTATGGAAGATGATTAATTCACTTTGATTAGAGGAGACACGGCCTTGAGAAGAGGGTATTTCTCGAAAAGTGATAGAAGGGCCACTATCATCGAAATTATCCATAAATTTGAGAGCTTTATAAAGATAAAAGAGGTTTTCATTACTACGAATTTCGAAAATTTTATTAGGAGAAACAGGGTCAATACCTTTAAGGGGGTCATTTTCGAGAGTGAATTTGGTATAAATAGAATCAAATGGATCAATTCTAAATCTCCAAGTTTTACTAGAATCACCAGTAAATAATTCTGTACCAATAGTAAAATCTTGATAAGCGAGTTCATAACCAAGAATAGTAAAACCTGAAAAACCATCAGTAACATTTGAAGCAATACGTGATCTATCGACACCTGGTTTAGTAAAATAAACTTGTCCAGTAGATTGTAAAGTAATTCTACCAGAATCAACAATTACAGTAGAATTATTAACACCATCTAAAACATTAAAATTAAATCTTGTACCATTTTGTTTAAAATTTGTGGTAGAATTTCCAGTTATAGAATTAAATTCAATTTTTTCAGATAAAATATTATTTTCATTTCCATTAACACCAACACCTAAATTACCATCTTTATCTATTCTAAATATAGATGTATCTGATTGAGTATCTAAAATTTTAATACAATCACCGGTACTACTTCTATTTTCTATTATAACAGCATCTCCTGCATTAGAGCCATTTAATATTTTAACTGCGTTACTACTATAACCAGCATTTTCAATATCTAAAGAGTTGCCACCTGAAAAAGTACTATGATAAATTTTTAGAGCGGAAGTAGAACCTAAACCGGATTTTATAATATACAAACCATCGGAACGGGGGTCTATATTAGTAATTTGGAGAAGTCCATTATTATTAAAATAGAGGGAACTATTATGACTAGTGCTTGTAATATTAAGATTATTATTATTATTATTATTAATGGTATTAGTACCCATAATAATACTTGAATAAGTATATTGGAATTTTAATTCTTTAGCGAAATTAATATATGAATTGCTATCAATAAATAATTCATTATTAGTATCAATATAGAAGATATTAGTATAAGAATTATTGGATAATTTTTTTCTAAAATAGAATGGATAATTAGTAGAATTATAAAAATTATTAATATCAAAATATAAGATATTAGAATTGTAATACATATTAAGATTAAAATTATCATTATTATCATTTGGAATAAATAATCTATTAGATCTAATAAAATCAGAAACATTAAGATTACCAAAAATATCTAAAGAATAATTAGGAGAGGTATTTAAAATACCAATTTTTTTATTAGCATTAAGGAATAAAGTAGGTGTTAATATATTATTAGAGTTATCTTTATTAAAATTGTGGAAAGAAATAAAATCTTCATTAATATCTATATATGAGCCAGAAATATCGGAATTTATGATAGTATCATTTTTATAATTATAAGAAAGAATAAGAGAGTTAGTAGTGGTAGATGGGAAAATAAAATGATTATTAGTTTTATTATTATAGAATTTAATATAATTAGTAAAGACCGAGGGACCATTAACATTAAATTTTTCATTTTGTAAATTATTTTTTAAAAAATTACTATTATTAATATAAATATTATTACTTAAATCTAAAGTTAATAAATCAGAATTATTTTTTCTATTAAAAATTATTTCTTTTTCATCATAAATAATATTAATATTATTATTATTAGTATTATTTTGAATACTAAATAAATTAGAACTTATATCAAAAGAATTTACAGATAAATTATTATATATTCTTGTTAAAGCGGATGATGTAATATGTGAATTACTTAAAAGGGTATTATTATTGCTATTATTAATATCATTTATTATTATTTTATCATCTAATATTAAATTTTTATTAATATACATACCGCCTTTTAAAAATAAAGAAGCAGATGTATCAGTATTATTAATACTTGCAGGAGTAATATTATTTATAACTAATTTACTTTCAATAGATTGAGATTGAATAGAATTATCAGTAACTATATAATTGGCGCTAGTAGGAATATTAATATTTTGTCCAGTAATAAAACCGGAAGAATCAAGAAATAAATATTTATTAGTAAGATTATTATTATTAATTTTAATATTACCGGAAAGATCAATTATTTTATTATTAATATCAGTTTTTAGGATATTATTATCTAAATTATTATTAATAACTATATTAGAAACATCTAAATTATTATTTACTTTCAATTTATTAATATTAGAAGTTTCTACAGTAAGATTATAAATATTAGCATTTTGTGATATATCAATAGTAGTAGATTTTATAGAAACAGATGAAATAGTAAAATTATTTGAAATATCAATACTTGTTAATTTATTATTACAAATAATATTATTACCAGTTATATTATTCAATGATACAATATTATTTGCAGTTAATAAACCAGAAATATCTAAATTATTGCTAATTTTTGTATTAGTAGCATTAATTAATGATGAATTTAAAATATTAGTAGATAAATTGTTAGAAACATCTAAATTATTAGTTTTAATAAGACCAGTATTAGAAATAGAATTAGAAGAAATATCATTAGTATTAATAGAATTTAAAACAGATAAATTTGTAATAGTAGAATCAGTAGAATTAAACGTGGAAGCAAAAAATGAAGATGAAATATTTAAGGAATTAGTTTGAATAGTATTGGTAATAATACCACCTGAATTATTAATTTGTGAAGAATTAATAATAGAACTTTTTATATTAGAAATATCTAAATTATTTAGAGATGCATCAATAGCACTTATATTAGTTGAATTTAAATAAGAAGAATTAATATAACCGGTATTATTTATAGAATTTGAATGAAGAGAAATAATTTGAAGATTATTAAAACTTAAATCAGCATATGGTGCATAAATTTTACCAGATAATGATAAATTACCGGAAATATCAAGATTATTAGTAATATATTCATTTTTAGTGATAATTAAATCACTATTAGTAGTGCCACTAATATCAATAGAATAATTTAAATTACCAATATTTTTATTAACTAATATATAATTAGATTTGAGTGAATTAATAAAACCTATATTATTTGAAAGATCGGTGATTTCAACTTTATTATTTTTAACAGTTAAAATATTATTTAAATTTGTAATACCTGAAACATCTAAATTATTTTTTATATATGTATTTCCAAAATTTCTTATATTATTTGAAACATCTATAATTGAAGCTGTTAAAACATTATTAACAAATAAATTATTAAAATCATTAAACCCCTCACCCCCACTGCTGCCTTTATATATAAAATCACCATATACTGTAAGAGTACCTGAAATATCAACATTATTTTTATTAAAAATATAATTTGAATTACTAATTAATGAAGTAATATTATTAGTATTAATATTATTAGTATTAATATTATTAGTATTAATTGATGAACTATTGATATTATTTGAATATAAAGTATTTGAAATATTAGCATTTCCCGATAAATCAAGATTAAAATTATTATTATTATTATTAGTATTAATTAAAATTTTTTTAGTAGTAATATTATTAGAAATATCTAAATTATTAGAAATATTAATATTATTTGAATTTATTTCATTAGAAATAAGTTTATTATTTATTCTGGCATTACCACTAACATCTAAATTATATTGTGGTGTTAATGTATTAACACCAAGAGAATTATTAGTAAAAATAGAAGAATTAGAGAAGATAGCTGTATTAAATTTAAGATTATTAACACCAAATTTATTAATTGATTTAATAACATCGGTAATAAGATTTTCTCTAATATCTGAATCAGGATCTTTTAATATACTAGCAACAATTTTTTGAATGTCTCTATTTAATGACATATATATTATAAATATATATTAAAAAAAGAAATAAACCATAAAAAAAATTGATTTTTAAATATTATATATAAGTATAATATTTAAATTTAGATATGGACATTGAAGATACTATAAATAATACATTTAAGCCTTTTTGGTTAAAGTCAATAACAGAAGAAGATAAAGTATTATTTTATAATTTTTTAGATAAATATTATAATATTAATATTCCTAAAAATAATATTAAAAATGAATTTATCCAGTATTGTAAATCATTTAATTCATATAAAAAATTCGGTTATCTTATCTATTTCTATTATCTCGCAAGACAAACCAAAAAATATCCTATCCGAGATTTAGATCTTGAAAAAAATCTTAAAATTAAAGAAGTCAGAGAAAATCACGGTAAACTTATTTTTAGTGTCTTCACTTCTGGCACTCCTCAATGGATTAAAACTAATCCAGATAATTCAACCGAAATTATTAAAGATTATGATGAATTTGATAAATCTGGTAATCCTGGAAAATGGTCTTGTAGATATAATTGCCATTATTGTCCTGCTGAACCCGGACAACCTAGATCTTATGTTTCTGGTGAACCTGGTGTTGATAGAGCTGTTGAAAATAATTTTGATCCTATAAAACAAATTTTTGCTAGAGCTTCTCAATATGTTCAACAAGGAAAACAATTGGATAAAGCAGAAGTAATTATTCAAGGTGGAACTTGGGATAGTTATAGTATTGAATATCGAACTGAATTTATTAGAGATATTTATTACGCTTTTAATAATGTAATAAAATATATTTTAAATCAAGAACTTCCTAAAAAATTATCTATGGAAGAAGAAATTAAAATTAATGAATTAGCACCTACTAGAGTTATCGGATTAACTCCAGAAACTAGACCAGATCAAATTAATTCTTATACTATTAAATTTTTACGAAAAATTGGAGCTACTAAAGTACAAATTGGTGTACAACATCTTAAAGATTCTATTTTAGAACATATTAATAGAAGATGTGAATATGATGATATAATAGAAGCAATTAAATTATTAAAAGACAATTGTTTTAAGATAAGTATTCATATAATGTTTGATTTACCACCACCAAAAAAATATATAAATAAGATGCCAGAAATAGACAAATGGATGATTGATGAAATAAATAATAATCCGGATTTAAAAACTGATGAAATTAAATATTATCCATGTATGACTATACCATATACTAGAATTAAAGAATGGTATGATTCAGGATATTATAAACCTTATGGAGAAGAACAAGAATTAACACCAGAAGAAAAAAAAAATTTTAAAAGACTTTCTGATATTGAAAAAATTAAATATAGACTCAAAAATCCTTTATACTATAATATGATGTATGCATATACTACTATTGACCCTCAAAGACGAATTGATAGAATTATTAGAGATATTCCAACTACTATGGTTTGTGGTGGAACTAAAAGATCAGGTATGCGTTCAGAATTAGATATGGATTTAGAAAAACTAGATTTACTAACACCAGAAGAAAGAAGTGAATTATTAGGTATAAAAGGGAAAGAAAGTATTGGAGATATAAGATATAGAGAAGTGGGTAATGTTAGAAATATAAATAGAAAAATTAAATTAGAGCCAATATTAAAAGAATATAGATTTGAAAGTTCTGGTTCAATTGAATATTTCTTATCATTTGAAACAGATGAAAAGAAACCTTTATTATATTCATTCTTAAGATTAAGATTACCAAAAGATACAAAAGATATAGTATTTAAAGAATTAAAAGATTGTGCATTTATTAGAGAAGTACAAACATATGGAAAAATGACACCATGTAAAGAAAATGAAAAATATTATGAAGATAGTATATTATTTGGAATAGATAAAGAAGATAAAACACAACATAAAGGATATGGAAAGAAATTAATTGAAAGAGCAGAAGAAATAGCTTATTTTAATGGATATTATAAAATGGTGGTAATAGCAGGAGTAGGAGTAAGAGAATATTATAGGAAATTAGGATATAAAGAAGATACGAAAGAAGGATGTTATCAATTAAAATATTTAGATGTTTATAATACGGGAATATATGCTGATTATACAGGAAAAATAATAAATTTATAAAATATTTATATAATATATATGTTGAATAATAATTTTTATTTTAATACCGCTAAAACTATAACCAAAAAATCTTCTATTATTAGAGATTATAAATTTATTAATAACGAATTTGATATTTTAAATATTAATAATAATAATAATAATAATAATAATAATAATAATAATAATAATAATAATAATAATAATAATAATAATAAAATAAATTTAGTAGTAGAGATAGATTACAATGAATATACGAAGAGATTAAGTAAGAATATATTTGAGCAATATGATATAATAATAAATATATTTGATAATGAAGTGATGGAGAATATAATAAAATTAGTATTAATATATAAAAAGAATAGTTATTTAGTAGAAAATATAAGAGATTATATAAAATTATATATAGAGACAATACAAGAAATAAATGAATTAGATTATACAGATCAAACAGAATATTTTTATATAATATTAAAGATGATGTTGATAGATAATATAAATGACAAAATAGAAGATAATATAAATTATATAAATAAAGTAGGAAGAGATAATAATATGAATAATAGAAATGACATAATAAATTTTATGATTGTAAAGAATAAGATAAAAAACTGTATAAATAAATTAATAGAGAGATCAAATTATGTGAAAATGTATTATAATATAATAAACAATATGAATAATAAACAAATAGATAATAATATAATAAAATTAGGATATATATTAGGATTTGAGATGGGATTATATTTTGAGGGAATAGAAATATATAAAATAATAGAGAATAGTTTAAAATTGATAAATAAGAATAATAATATAGAAAAATATAAAGATGTATTTATAAAAATGTATGATAAAAGAAAAAATGACTTTATAAAATATTATAATGGAGAAATAAAAATTAATAAATATAAATATAATAAAAAATCAAATAATATAAAAGAAATAGTAAGAATAATAAATTTATCTATGTAAATAATATATGACTGATTATAAACAAAAATATTTAAAATATAAAGAAAAATATATACAATTAAAAAATAAATTTGATAATGATGATAATAATAATAATTATATTATTAATTTAAAAAAAATATATCCATCTACTGAATTTCATAATGATAATAAAAAATATGGTGATAATCATACTACTTATGGTGAAATAACATATGATGGTATTGAAGCATTAAAAACTCATATGAAAAATTATAAATATTTTATGGATATTGGTAGCGGAAATGGCAAATTTCCATTATATATGGCTGGAGATAATAATATATTAACTTCTGTCGGTATTGAATTAGTAGAAATAAGACATAACAGAGCTATAGAATTAAAAAATAAATTAACCGAAGAATTTAATAATATCACTAATAAAGTAAAATTAATAAATGCAGATTTTAGAAATGTTGATTTTAAACAAGTTTTAAATAATAATAATCAACCTGTTATTATTTTTATCTCAAATTTGTGTTTTAGTCCAGAAATTAATAATGAATTATATAAAAAAATTAAAGCAGAATTACCATCCGGTTCTATTATTTTTTCTTCTAAAGAAATTAATACTCTCACAAAAGCACAATCAATTCCTTGTCCTATGTCTTGGTCATCCAGTTCTTCCGTTTTTATGCTTGTTTTATAATTAATTTATTTTTATTTTTAATTTTATTTTTTATTTTTTATTTTTAATTTTTTATTATTTTTATTTTTATTTTTATTTTTATTTTTATTTTTATTTTTATTTTTATTTTTATTTTTAATTTTTTATTATTAATTTTGGCGCAAATCTTATTTATAAAATTATTTAGCATTTGCTTTAATGTTTTATAAAGAGATTTTGCGCCAGAATATCAAATGAAAAATAAAAAGTTAAAATATAATATTTATAAGTAAATAAAAAAAATTGAATTTTTAATAATATAATATATAATAATTATAATATAATATGAATTCATACAATATAATATTAGCGTGTTGTAAAAATGGTCAGAAGAAATCGGGAGTAGACAAAACACCATTTGACATATTTAGATTAATATCAAAATTTAATTATCCGAATATTAAAACAATAATAATAGAGAATAAATATTTTGAGAAAGGAGTAGGATATGATGCAATATATAAATATTCTACAAGTACAAATATAATAAATAATAATATAATAAATATAGTATTAGGAGGAGATCACAGTGTAGGACATCCGAGTGTTAGTGCGTCATTATATAGATATAAAAAAGATTTACGAGTATTTTGGGTGGATGCACACGCAGATATAAATACGATGGAAACATCAGAGAGTAAGAATACACACGGGATGCCAGTAGGATATTTAAGTGGTTTAATGAGGAATAGATATGAGGAATATTTGGAAAAGAATCAGTTAGTATATTATGGAGTGAGAGATGTAGATAAGGAGGAACCGAAACATATGAGGATAATGAATTTTGAGAATAAGAAGAAGATAGAGGAAGTGATGGAGGAGATGGAAAAGAGTAAAAAAATACATATAAGTTTTGATATAGATTCATTAGATCCGGGTTTTATATCACAGACGGGGACACCAGTAAAAAATGGAATACATTATAATGATATAAGACAAATGATTAGTTATAGTGTAAAAAGTAAAAAACTAGTAGGATTAGATATAACAGAATTAAATTTATATGAAGGAGATATAAATCAAGAAGCGAAAAAAGAGACATTAAATATAATAAGTGATATAATAAGTCCATTATTTAGTAAAAGAGAATAAAAGAGAATAAAAAAATAAAAATAATAATAAAAGATAATAAAAATAAAATAAAAATATATAATATATAATGTTAAAAAAAATGATTAATTTAGCAAAATCAGATAATATATATTTAAAAAGAAAATATGTATTATGGATTTTAATGGGATTTTATGCTTTTATTAATGTTGTTACAAATTTATTTAATTTTAATTATCTTATAGATAGACCTAATAATCAATATTTTTTAAATTGGAGAATTCACAATACAGTTAATAATAAATTTTTATATGTATTAGGAAGTAGTATGAGTGTATTAGGTGCAACAGGTTTAGTATTACAAGCAAGTAGAAGATATAGTGGATTAATACATAGTTTAGTGTTTAATATAATATTAGGAAGTATGAATTTTATATTTAATTCATCGGAAAGTTTTATGAATATATTTATAAATATTCCATTATTATTAATATGTTTATATACATGGAATAAAAATTTAAATGCTAATAACAATGTAAAAACAGAAGTAATAATAAGAAAATGGTTATATTTAGTATTAATATTAGTATCAGGAAGTTTAATAACTGGATATTATTTTATGATAGAGGGATATAATGATAAATTATTATTAACAAATTATAATTTTGAGAGTAAATTAAATAAAATATTAGATAGTTTTGTAAGAGGTGTTGCTATTTCAGGTTCTGGATTATTAGTATCAAGAAATATGGAAAGTTGGATATTATTAATAGTTTCAAGTGTATTAAGTATAGTAAATAATAGTTTTAAATTAGATATTAATAATATTGCTACTAGTTTATTATTATTAATAACAAGTATTTATGGTTTAGTTAATTGGAATATTAATGAAGATATTAAATTAGAAGATATTAAATTAGAAAATAATAATCAAGATTTAGAATTAGGAAAATCAACTAAATTTATTTCCAAAGTAATATTAGATGATAATAGTGTTATAACTAAAACATTATCAAATAACAATAATATAACTTCTAAATATCATAAAGAAATAAGTACTAAAAGCACATTTAAAATTGAAACTTTAATAAAAGGAAAAGAAAATAATGAAGAAGCAATATATACAAAGAAAATAACGCCTGTAATAGTTTCAGAAGAACCAAAAGTTATAGTAAGAGGTGTAATAATAGGAAGATTTATGCCATTACATAATGGACATGTAGAATTTATAAATAAAGTATTAAATAGATGTACAGAATTAAATATAATATTATTATGTAAAGATGATGATGAAATAAGTCAAAAATTGAGAGTAAATTGGTTAAGTGAATTATTTAATAATGTAAAAATATATGCAGTAAGAAATGTATTAAGTGATAATAATGATTTATTATGGATAAGTCAGATGAATGTAATATTAGGATTTAAACCGGATATATTATTTATGAATAACCAAAACATAGATGAAATAAAGAAATTAACGAGTGTAAAAGTGGAAAATATAGAATGTGAGGTAAAGGCGAGAAGTGTTAATTTAAGATTAAATGTGATGAAAAACTTTAAACATTTATCAGAACCAGCAAAAGGACATTATGCAAGAAGAGTAATAATATTAAATGAAATAGCAGTAGAAGTAGCAAGAACATTAGATGTTCCATATGTAGAAAGATATTTAGAAGAAAAGAAGGAAGAGAGATATTTAGATAATGAATTAATAGAGATGGCGAGATATCAGAATCAGTTAGAGGATATGAATGCAAGAAATTCAGAAGGTAAGATAATATGTGAAGCGGATAGTTTAATATTATTGTATGAGGGAGTAAAGAATACTATGAAGGAAAAGACTGAAAAGGAGATAAGAAATATATATAATGAAATAAAGACTGAAAACAGATTATATATATTAGTAGGTAAAAATAGTGATTTAGAGACATTTTTATTAAGAAATAATGTAAAATTATTAGTAGTTGAAAGTAAAGAAAGATTAATGGAAATAGTGGAAGATATATAAAATTAAACTAGTTCATCAATATAATTTTCATTAATTAAATCATTTTTAAGGTCATTAATAGAATTAGAATTATTATTAATGAGTTTTTGGAGTCGTGGGTCTTTTCTATTAAATTTATTATGTTTATAACATATATATTTTTTACACAATCCATAAATAATAAAAATTATTAATGCTATAAAATATAATGCTATAACTCCAAATAGTGGATAAAAGTAATATAATATAGCTTGTACTTTATCTATCATTTCTATATATTATTCATAAAATAAATTATAAATTATTTTATTTAATCTTTATTTAATCTTTATTTAATATTTATTTAATCTTTAATATTATAAAAAATTGAAATTTATAATAATATATAAATATAAACATATATAATAAAAGAGAATGTCAAAGCAATACAAAAACCCCATTTTTAATAGAAATATTATTGATCCTACTAATAATAAAGTTGTTAAATCTATCTGGTGGCATCATAATAGTAAATTAGATAGAAATATTAGAAGTATGGTATGGGAACATTACAGATACAGAGGCAGAAAATCTGTAGCAGAAATTTATAATGAATATAGACAACGCAAAATTGAAATTATTTATTCCGGTGAACCTCAACCTGTTTTTATTGATATGTCTAAACAACCTCTTTCTGAAGATCTATTAATTAAAATTAAAACACATCTTGATTTTGTTAAAACTGAAGAAGAAAAAGAAAGACTACTCAAAAAAATTACTAAACAAGAAAAAATTGTTTCTTCTCTTCAATCTAATAAAGATAAACTTGCTAAAATTTTAAATAAATCTTCACCTTCTGCTAGTCATTCTTCAACAGAAATTTCTGAAGAAGAAATACTAGAATTAGAACAAAAATAAATATAATATTTTTTTAAATAAACAGTTTTTTTACTTTGTAATAAATCTCATTACCATTTTATCATCTATATCATCATCTGATTCATCATCATCTGACTCATCATCATCTGACTCATCATCATCTGACTCATCATCTGTCTCATCATCTGATTCTTCATCAGCAACAATAGGAGTGGGTCTATCAATTTGCTTTACTACAGGATGAGTATCAGAATCAGAAACGGAATCAGAATCAGAATCAGAAACATCATCACGTTCATCATCTTGATAAAGTTGCCCGAGAGAGTAATCAGTACTAATAAATTCGTTAGGGTCCATAGCTATAGATTGTTCTTCTTTGAATAGTCTATCTTCAATGGAATTTTGGACGACAAATTCAATAACTTTTACGGGCTTGGTTCTACCGATACGATGGCACCTACCAATAATTTGAGTTTTAAGTTCCTTACGTCTTCCAAGTTCTCCAGCGATAGGTTCATAAAGTAGGACATAATCAGCTTCAATAAGATTAATACCTGCACTCTTTGTTTCTGATGAAAGAATTAGGACACTAGAAGTGGTGGAAGCCTTAAAATCAGTAATAGCTTGTGTGTGATCACGAGTAAGAGCATAAACTGAAATAGGAAGTTCAGAAGAAATGATAGAGTTATAAATCTTGGAGATAATATCATTCCATTGAGTGTAGATTACGATTTTTTCGGTAGGCTTAAGTTTCTTGAGGAAGAGGATAAGATTACCGAGTTTAGTACCATAATTTTGAATATACTCTTCTTCAAGTTTTCTTTTCTTTGCCATACGAGAAAGGAACTTAATATCTTGAGTCATACACTTTTCGCTACATTCGGGACACTTTCTGTAAGAAGAATCACCGCCGTGGAATCTATCAATAATAAGTCCACCACGAGAATCAACATCGTGATAACATTCTTGGCAAGTAATATGACCACAAGGCATAACAACAAGACTTTTAGACACAGGACCCATACAGATGACACACTTGGTGATATCATCTTCATCTTCCATTTGTTCCTCTTCAGTTTTCTTGTTAAATTCCTCAATACGTTCAAGTTCCTTAAGTTTGGCATTCATAAATAGATAAGGTTTGCGAGCTTTGTAAAACCGTTGATAAAATTCTTCATATTGAACGAAATTAACAAGTTTATCTTGCTTGAGAGTTTTAGAATCCTTCTTCATCTTAAGCTTCTTATACAATTCATCAATAGAATCAATTCTTTCAGTTTCATCATTCATTTCCTTAAAAATATTTTCAAAATACTTATCATAAATACGAGCAATAAAATCAATAAAATCATTCTTCTCTTTCTCATAAATATCAGTGTATTTCCTAATCATAGCCTTCTTAAGTTCATCAAGATTAGTAAAAATTTCTGAACTAGTAGCACTACCGGAACCATTAACAACAAGAGCACTCAAAATTTTGCGAAGAGTATTTTGGTTGTCTTGACCTTGAATTTCTGAATCATAAACAGTTCTTTCAATTGGTGAAAGTTCAAGTTGATAAATGATGCGATTAACTTCGGGGAATTTGTATTCTTGGAGGACACTCTTTTTGGTATTCCTTCTCATAATGTTTTTATAGATGGAATAAAGATTTCTGTAGCGACAGATAACCCTTTCATTAAGTTGATTATCACCAGGGCAAAGATAGCCCATAATATAATAAATAGCTTCACTAACAACGAAAGGAGTAGCAGTACAAGCCCAACGATAATCACTCTTCAAAGCTTGAAGAAGAGTAAGAAGAGCGGGATTTCTAACTTTCTTTTCATCACCATCAACAGAAATATAAAGTTCGTGAATTTCGTCAATGATAATACGAGCAAAATTCATAAATCTGCTTTCAGGTCTTGCGAAGAATTTCCTAATATAAGAGTTGCAATTAGAAGAAGCTGGATTAATTTCTTGAGCCTTAAAATTACTTTCATAATTTCTGATTTCACCACCAAAAACAAAATTGCAATATTTGGTAATATTAGTAACAGATGTAAGAATAACCTTATTAGTGTAAATACTAACATTCTTAAAATCATTTGAATCTGTAATAGTAATAAATCTTGATGTATCAACAAAGAACTTATGAATTTCACTAGTCCAATGTTCTACAAGATGATCGGGAACAATAACAAGTGTAGGCTTTGAACTTGTATCAGTAAAAGCCTTATAAAGCATTTGTACGGTCTTACCAAGTCCAGGATCATCCATAACAATACCACCCTTTACAGTAATCCTTGGTAGATCATAAATACAATCAGTTTCAAATGGAACACCACCACGAAGAGCTACTTGACTGTCATAATATTTTGTAGAAGTTTCAGTGACAAAGAATGGTTCATAATTAACAAGATATTGAAGAACACCATCTTTTACACCAAGAGGATAATACCTTCTCTTATTGAAAATAAAATTAGGAGGATATGCTTCAATATTTTCCATCCAAGCAATATTTGCCCGCTGATACTTCAAAAGCGGAATCTTAATAAATGATGACGTTGGTTGAGCAATCATAGGATGATCCATATACCTAACAGTATAAGCATTAAGTTCAGTCCTCAAATTAACCAAATGATCATCCATAACCTTAATAT